CATCGTAAGAAGCAAACTTCTTTTCAAATGCAAACTTTGATGCACTCTTTATGTCCCATAGAGAAAATCCGTTACCGTCCTTAATAACTAAATCATATTCTCCATTGATCTGATCACCATCGTTAGTTGTGTAACCTACTTTTTTATTCAAGTCTACTATCTCTACACCTGCCGCTAGTAGTATTGCAACAGCTATTACTTCAGTCATATCCCCATAAAGCATTTTAATACGGAAGGAGTTTGACTCAGGATGTTTAGGCCAGCCTAGTTTCTCTGCGTGTAACTGGCAAAAAGGCTTACCTACCTGAGACATAGAGGGGAGTTTTGCTCCCCCCTTTCTCCTAAAGTTAAACTTACCTAGCTTACTATTGAACATCTGACCAGCCTTATGAACTATCTCGTCAGATATTGTAGGATCACCGGCTAAATAAGTACTAATTTTAGATGCTAGATCCATTTCTAGAAAGGTATTTCATCATCGATTACGTTACCTTCTAGTATCTGATCCATATCAGTCTTCACCTTCTGAGTTATATTTGGAGGAACCATGTTATCTTTCATTTTACTTTTAACATCCATATTCTCTTTATGAATGAGGTCAACAAAGTCGCTGATATATGGTCGTGTCACATCAGTAAGTGCGTGACGTTCAGATAGTAACGGGGTATACTTCAACACAAAGTATTTATTAGATCCTGCTTTCTTTAATTCAAATCCAATCTTAATATCGAAGTTAAGAGGCTCACAAGATTGTTTCCTCATAGACTTTATAACCTGACTGATCTCAAAGAAACTGGATGGTCCTAACTTAATACGAAAAGGTACATCCTTAATCTCTACTGTTGCACCTGATGCAGCGATAGGGTTATCCATACGAATCAAGCCAAACAAGTTACGTGATAGTTTAGCTTTAGAAGCATTGGCAAATGCAACTGGATCTTCTACACGTAGCTTCTCTCTCTCAGCATTGCTAACCCATCCACATTTATCTCCACCCATCCAATCATTCGCTACCTTTTGAAAGTCTTGGAAGTGCTCGGATATGTTAGCAAACTTCTGCTGGTCTGCATCATATACAGATGTCTGCATAGTCTCTGCAAATATTCTAAAGTAAGTGTCCTTAGAAAATACCTCACCATACTCAGGATGATTTAGTGAAATAGATGGTGCCGGTATACCTTCTACTGTATCACCATTGTATTCTGTAGTGCTATCCTTATTAATTTTAGCCCTAGCTAAGTTAGGACCGCTATCAATTACTGAGGAATATAACATAGAGAAGTCAGTAGCATCTGCGTTTACGTTTATTAGTTCATTCATAGTGAACTCCTTTGTTTAAATGAATAGAGTATATAGCATACTATTAGTTATTTGTCAAGACTCTTTTTCTCCAATGCATAATAAAAATCTGCAACTTGATATAGCTCTTTTACGTTAGCTACATTCTTTATACTATTTACTCTATTAGAAACTACAACTACATTATCTTTAGTATAACCTCTACTATTATCTATTCTGTCAAAAGATAAATTCCACTGGCTTTGACCGTGAAAAATAAATGATTCTTTATACACAGGGCATTTTAAATCTTTAGGTACTAAACTTATTACATCTTCTGCTGTTAGAGTAATTAAAACATTTAAATGTTTTCTTCTTTTCCGATGACTTTTAAGTTTAGATAGTTTGAAATTTGCCCAAAGTATGTCAATGTCATCGTAGGAAGATACGTGCCTTTGTTTTTCTCTGTAACGTTTACCTCTAGCTAACATTTTCTTTTTATTATTTTCGTAGTAAAGTTTAGCTTTAACTGCTAGTTTCCCTCTATTCTTTTCCCTGTAAAGTTTATGTTTAGCTGCTATTTTCTCTTTATTATTTTCCCTGTAACGTTTACTACTTTCTGCTTGGGTAACTTTTACTTTCTCTTTATTATTTTCGTAGTAACGTTTACGAGATTCTGCTTTGGTAACTTTCTTTTTAACTTCTTTTATATCTCCCACATTTAATTCATACTGTTGCATTAAATTCTCCCTGATCCATCCAGTTATTTCCATGAGACATCTCTACTTCTAGAGGTATATAATCGGGTAAGCCAAATCGTTTCTTAGCTTCTTCTTGTGCATTAACAAGGCACTGTGGTCCTACTAGTTTCACCTGCTCTATCTCCTCTGGGTGGGTATCAATTAAAACACTATCATGTACTGTATTAATTACTCTACTCTTCAATCCTAATTCTTTTATTTTGTTATACAATATGATAACTCCTAGTGGTACAATCTCAGCAGTAGCTACAGACTGAACGGGATAATTTACTATTTGTGTTTTGTAATTAGCATTGCCAGATCTATTCCTTTCACAATCAGGAAAACTAAATTGTCTACCTGTAGCTGTAATAACTTTCTTACTTATGATAGCCTCTGACTGTAACTTGTCATGCCATCTAAAAATATCCCTGTACTTATCAAAGAACTCCTTAAAGTATATCTGTTGGGCAGGAGTACCTTGGGTGCCACCATACAAGGGTCTGAAAGTAGAAGCCTTTGCTGCACCTCTCTCAGTAGGCTCACCATTATCTGTTAGTACTTTAGCAGTATACGCATGAACATCAAAGCCTGATTCAACTTCACTCTTAACTGTAGAATCTGATGCAAGTATACCGGCAACTCTAAACTCTAACTGTGAGTAATCAATCTCTATTAATGTACCACCTTTAAACCTACTAACAAAAGCCTTACGTACTGGAAACAATCTACCTTTAGGCATATTCTGTAGATTGGGATTGCTGCTACTCAAACGACCAGTTGCAGTAATACACTGATTAAAATTAGCATGAAGTAAACCATCAGATTTTATACCCTTCTTTATACCTTCAATGAATGATGCACGATATGTATCTATCGCTGATAATCTAATTAAAGATTCTAGAAACTTCTTAACTGCTGGATCTTTAGCAACTTTAACGTGTTCAACCAAAGATATTTTATCAGTTTTAAATCCTCCTGATGCAGCAATATCTAGTCTAGGCTTTATCCTCAACCCTGCTATCTCGTTTAAATTTATATAAACAACCCCTAGACCAATACACTTAGAGCACTTAGTAGGCTTTTTAAAGTCCGTACCGTCTACCTTAGATTTAAAGAAGCTGCCTTTACCTAAACATAAATCACACTTAACTGCACGAGTCTTAAACGCCACCTTAAATGTTTCTCCTACTGATTTTCTAAATCCTCCTGATGACATTCTAGGTCTACGCTTAGGCTTACCTTTCTCATCTAAACCTATGTTCATTACTTCTTTCCACAGCTTCTTGTCATGTAGCTTACATGAGTATACAACACTAGATAATTGTTCAGGTGATGATAAGTTTATATCACTATCTCCCATAAGAATCCTGGTTTCTCTCTGAAGAAATGTAACAAGATCTGCCTGTTCTTTCTCGTAATCCTTATCAACCTGATTAAGAACATCTATATCAATCGCCATTCCTGATCGCTCAATGTCAGTCAATACACTACAGAACTCACACATAAGATCTCGTATAGGTAACATAGAAGCATTTTGCTGAGATGAAAATCTATACTCTTGATTCTGAAAAACTTCAGCAGTAGCTAACACGTCGTTGTGTAGATAAGTAATCTGATCTTCTTCAGGCATATCTGTGTAGTTTAAACCCTTGCTGATATAATCTGATAATGTACCTTCTTTATTTGTCACGTCATACTTCTTAGATAGAGCATCAAGACTAAGCTTGTTACGGATACCTTTATTTAACACGTACTCACTTATCATAGTATCAATAATCTTTACATCACATTTGATACCAACTTCACGCAACCACGCAACATCAAACTTAGCATTGTGTGCTACAACAAACTTAGCATTGTTTAATGCCTGTTTAAAGTTATCCAGATTGTCATTACGCATTAGTACATGCACCTCATTATAAGTATCATGTAAAGAACCATCTAACTTCCTAAGCGTATAACCAATAGCAACTAAATTGTTTTCTCTATTGTACGGTGAAGGATCTTTACGATTACCACCAAGATCTACCTCAAGATCTAATACAATAACATAATCTGAATCATTTATCTTTTCCCATTCTTTCATTAAATCTACCATTATATATCCTTATATAATATTATATGTATATAGTATATGGGTTTTCTAGAATTGATAACCAATCATATACCATAGATTTTTAGAGATGTCAAGTAATTAATCTATGTATCGTGATATTTTTGGTTCGATCTGTACCGTAGCTCTGCCATGAATACCTCCTAACTTATTCTTTGATACGTGTAGATACCTCAAGAAGTTATCATCTGTGCTATCAGTTGCTTCTTTACCTATACCTATAATCACATCGGCTTCAGCAGCTTTACCTATCTTAGAGTTAGCCATCTGCGTAAATCGTAATGATGTTCTACCATCAGCAGTAGCATCAGCTTGAGACACAGCAATCATAGCAAGGTCATGCTTCTTAGCTATAGTTCTAGCTTTGATGTATACCTGACTCAATCGTAAATCATCCCTAGTAAATATACCTGCTACTTGCATCTTGTCTAACTGGTCAATGATTACAATATCAAATGGGCCTCCTTTAGATATTATGAAGTTCAATCTTTCCATTGTCTGACAATTCTCCCCATCAACCATTTGTATGTTATCCTTTATACCATCCCATGTTGTTCTCCCTTTGAGTCGATCATCAATAACCTGATCTGTTTCAAGTGCAGAGTAAGCTGACCCTGCTCTATCCATAGTTCTCTCGGCTACCTCTTCATTACATATCATAAGAACTCTTGCACCCTGATCGGCAAAGCCTCTGGGACTGAATGCAGTACTAATTGCAAACGCAGACTTACCTGTTTCAACCAATGCGAATACAGTTGTCAATGTACCTGGACCTATTCCAGGACATATCATATGTAGTTGTGTTAAGTTCCATGTCCAAGGATAGTTTACCTTGTTAGCTTTGAACATATCATCCCACTCATTTGATACAAATCCCAAGTCATCACCAATTTCTAAACCATTCTCATACTTTTCAAGTAACTCTTGAATCAGTGATAAATCTTTGATAGTCCCATCCATTAGCTGTAAACCTAGCTCGGCTATAGTCTTTCCTAGATGTTCTCTAAATGCTGATAGTAATATATCACTACCTACTTCAGGTCGAATTTCACCTCGCATACGTTTAGTTATATCTAGTATGGCACCACGCTGTGCTCCAGTTAGCATTGGATTTTTAGACCATAGTAAAGCTTCCAACTCAGTTACAGATAGATCACCCTCGTATTTCTCGTGAGCCTCTGTAAGCACATCGTATATCTTTTTGCTTTCCTTCTCAAAGTATTTTTGATTAACCATATGATTGTGGTCAACCCAAAACTTGTGATTAAGAAATAATTCTAGAAGCATATTGGTAACGCTTCCTTCAGGCTCTGGTGGTGATTCACTAAACGGTATAATGTCTGCCATCATGCTAGTACTCCTTCTGGGTATTCTTTAGGATCATATTGTAAGACCCTCATCGTAGTGTCTGTAAACTGTTTAAGCCTCATTGTCAAGGATAAAGCTTTACGACTTGCATCTTTATCTAAACATACCACACACTTACGGTATCC